ATATAACTAATACAATAGATTCTGTTACCATACAAACTCCAGGTAACGCTGCAGATTTTGGTGACTTGACAGTGGGTAGATTTTATGGTGGAGCAGCATCAGGTAATGCAGCATAAATAGGTTTACATTATATTTAATTTGTGATATAATACATATATGATTGATTTAAAGCAAATACATGAAATGTGGTCTGAAGACTGCAAAATAAAACAAACAAGTCTAGATGAAACATCTCGTATAACACCACAGTTACACGCCAAGTATCTAGAATTTTTATCCCATACAAAATTGCTACTGAAAAGAGCAGAGTTTGCACAAAAGTCTTTGCTTAAGGATAAATGGTTATATTACAATGGTAAAATGTCACAAGAGGAACTAATGGAAAAGGGATGGGATCCTGATCCATTTAATGGTTTAAAAATACTAAAAGGCGAGATGGATTATTATTATGATTCAGATCCTGAGATCCAAAAGTCGGAAGAAAAAATACAGTATTATAAAACCATTATTGACACGCTAACAGAGATTATAAATAATCTTAATTGGCGACATCAAACTATAGGTAATATGATTAAGTGGAAACAGTTCGAGTCAGGAAGTTAAATCACTCCAATCTACAAATAGAATGTGATAATGGTACAGCTCAGGAATTAAATGAATTTTTTTCATTTTTTGTTCCAGGGTATAAATTCATGCCAGCATTCCGGAATAGAATCTGGGATGGTAAAATTCGTTTATTTGGATTAAATGATAAAACATTACCAGTAGGATTGTTTTACCACTTAAATGAATTTTGTGATAAAAGAAATTACAAATTAGTATCAGAACAAACCAAATATGGTAGAGCTGATGATAGGACTCATGTAAGTCCTACTCAGTTACTAGAGTATTTGGATACACTTGACCTACCATTTCCTTTAAGAGACTATCAATTTCAATCAGTGGGTGAAGGCTTGGTAAGAAAAAGAGCCATTCTATTATCACCAACTGGTTCTGGTAAATCTTATATGATATATGCTCTGGCCAGATATTGGTTAAGTTTTCTTACAGATGGTAGAAGTTATCCAAAGGGCGGTAGGGTACTTATCATTGTACCTACGACATCTCTTGTTGAGCAAATGCATAGTGACTTTATAAAATATGGAATGCCAGAGGATGGTATGCATAGAATTTACTCTGGTAAAGATAAGGCCGTTGACCAAGCCGTTGTAATATCAACATGGCAATCCATTTATAAACTACCAAAGGTGTGGTTTGAACAATTTGGTTGTGTATTTGGCGATGAGGTTCATGGATTTAAATCCAAATCTCTAATGAATATTATGAATAAGTGTACTGAGGCCGAATATAGATTTGGTACAACTGGTACACTGGATGGATCACAGACGCATGAGTTAGTGTTACAAGGTTTGTTTGGTAAGGTTTATAAGGTTACCACAACGAAACAATTACAAGATAATGATACACTTGCGCCGCTTGCTATTAAACGACTCGAGTTAAAATATGATGAAAAGGTTCGTAGGGATTTTGGTAAACAAACATATCAAGATGAACTGGACTTTATAGTAAGTCATGAAAAAAGAAATAGATTTATTAGGAACCTTTCACTATCACTACAAGGTAATACTCTTGTATTATTTAATTATGTGGAGAAACATGGTAAACCGTTATATGCATCAATAAAAGAAAAAGCTGATGATGATCGTAAGGTTTATTTTGTATCTGGAGAAACCGACACATCTGACAGAGAGGCCATTCGTGGTATTGTAGAAGGTATGTCAAATGCTATTATTGTTGCCTCGCTAGGTACGTTCTCAACGGGTATAAATATTAGGAACCTACACAATATTATATTTGCATCCCCAAGTAAATCACAGATTAGGGTTTTGCAATCTATTGGTAGAGGACTAAGAAAAAGTGATGATGGAAGGAAAACAACCTTGTATGATATATCTGATGATATTAGTTGGCAAAAGAGAAAAAATTACTCGCTAATACACGCCTGGGAAAGATTAAAAATCTACCAGAGAGAACAATTTGAATATTCAACCACGGTAATAGATCTATGAATTTAAAACAATTTAAACTTACAAATAATGACGAAGTTGTAGCCGATGTGTTGGATTATAATGAGGCTGAGGACACATTGGTTGTCAGAGACGCGCTTAAAATTTTCCACGCTGAGGATTTTGACAATAATGTTCGTTATTATTCTTTTAAACCATGGATGTCATTCCAGGATAATATTACGGAAGTTACTGTGATTCATTTAGGTCATGTCATTGGTGAAGTTGCTCCTTCTGCATCTTTGTTAATACATTATAAACAGGCCGTGAATCAAATTAAAGAAATGCAGGGCCGTAAGGAATTTAATGTTGATGAACTTATGTTTGAAACCCAGGGTATGGATGATCATGATCTCGGCGCGTACCTAAGAGAAAAATTTGCTGAACAAGATTCTGCAGATAATAATGTTATTCAATTTACACCTCCAAATAATAAGCTACATTAGTATACCATCCTCCCTTCCTCCAAGGTATAACCTTATTATATCATAACTAGCTAATATGTAAACCCCCTAGCGAAAAAAGTTTTACTAATTTATATGTAAATTTAGTAGTGTACTTATGACATCCAATGTGATATAATATTATTATGAAAGGATTTTTATATGGCAAGAAAAAATAAAAAAAGCGCACATTATGTAAATAATGCCGAATTTTCTCAGGCCGTTGTTAATTACGTTACAGAAATCAATAAAGCAAAAGCAGATAATGCTGACCTTCCAAAGGTACCTGACTACATTGCTCAGTGTTTTTTAAGCATCGCTGAGGGCTTGTCTCACAAGTCAAATTTTATTCGTTACACATATCGCGAAGAGATGGTCATGGATGCAGTTGAAAATTGCTTAAAGGCTATTGAAAATTATAACATCGAAGCGGCTACAAGGACTGGTAATCCAAATGCATTTGCATATTTTACACAGATTACTTGGTATGCCTTCCTAAGGCGAATTGCAAAGGAAAAGAAACAACAAGACATTAAATTAAAATATCTTACAAGATCTGGTATTGAAAACTTTGTTGATGGAGATATGTCAGATAATTATATGAATGTTGTTGGATCATTTGTTGATACACTTAAGGATAGAATTGATAAGGTAAGACACGCCGATCAGGAAATTAAAGAATATATTAAAGAAGAAAAGAAAGAGAAAAAGAAACGTGCTGTGCATGTTGATTCTGACCTACAGGAATTTATGAAGTGAAAATAGCTATTTTAAATGATACACATTGTGGTATTCGTAATTCATCAGAGATATTTTTAAATAATGCGGCAGATTTTTATACTAACATCTTTTTTCCATATTGTCAAGAGAATGATATCAAGCAAATTGTTCATTTGGGTGACTACTATGATCATCGTAAGTTTGTTAATTTTAAGGCTCTCAATCATAATCGAAAGGTCTTTTTAGATCCACTTCGTAAATATGGTATGCAAATGGATATCATTCCTGGTAACCATGATACATTTTACAAAAACACAAATGATCTAAACTCATTAAAAGAGTTGCTTGGGCATTATATGAACGAGGTCCATATTATTATGGAACCTACCGTTATGGAATATGGGTCACTCAAAATGGCTATGATTCCTTGGATTAACTCAGAGAACTATGAATCGACCATGTCGTTTATTAATAACTGCAAGGCAGATTGGGTTGGTGCTCATTTGGAACTTGTAAACTTTGAAATGATGCGAGGCATTAGAAATGTCCATGGTATGGATCATAAAATATTTAGTAAGTTTGAACAAGTGCTCACAGGACATTTCCATGTAGGATCAAGACAAGATAACATCTGGTATCTAGGATCACAAATGGAATTTTTCTGGTCAGATGCTCATGATCCAAAATATTTCCATGTGGTTGACACAGAAACAAGAGAAGTAGAAAAAATATTAAATCCTTATACTTTGTTTCATAAAATTGTTTACAATGATGAAAAAATTGATTATAATAATTATGACGTATCACAATGCTCTAAAAAGTTTGTGAAGGTTGTGGTTGTCAATAAAAAGGATGCCTTTGCATTTGATAAATTCATTGATCGTATCCAGAATGTGGATATTTACGAACTAAAGATTGCTGAGAACTTTAATGAATTTATTGGTGAAAATGTAGAGGATCCTACAGCACCTATTGATGATACCCCTAAACTGGTTGATTCATATATTGATGGAGTGGACACGGATTTGGATAAGGACAGAATTAAAATTCAAATGCGTGAACTTATGACAGAGGCACAAGCACTGGAAGTGGCATGATACTTTTTAAAGAAGTAAATTGGAAAAATTTTCTATCCACAGGAGATAAGTGGACAGAGATTAATTTGGAAAGATCTAAAACAACTCTTGTTGTAGGTCATAATGGTGCTGGTAAATCAACAATGTTGGATGCCATCTCTTTTGGTTTGTTTGGTAAACCACACAGAAACATTAGCAAAAATCAATTGGTCAACTCCATTAATGGTAAAGGTACTCTGGTTGTAGTAAAGTTTCAAATTGGTAGTAATCATTTTGTTGTTACTCGTGGTATTAAACCTAATGTATTTGAAATCCATAAAAATGGTTTATTGATTAACCAATCATCCCACGCCAAGGAATACCAAAGAATCCTTGAGCAAAATATTTTAAAATTAAACCATAAATCATTTCATCAGGTTGTTGTCCTTGGTTCATCATCCTTTATTCCATTTATGCAATTACAAGCTGGTCATCGTAGGGATGTTATTGAGGATTTATTGGACATTAATATATTCTCTAAAATGAACCAGTTGGTAAAGGAAAAACAAGCCACAATTAAGGATCAACTTAAGGATATAAATTACCAATTGGATCTATCTAAGGAGAAAATGGACCTACAGGCCAAGTATATAAAAGAGGTTGAAGGACTCAGTAATGATCAGATTGATGAGAAAGAAAAAGAAATTGCCTCAGCAGAGGAAGAAATTAAATCCCTCAATGATGCTAATGGCATCTTATCAGAAGAAATTGAGCAACTCTCAAAAGGCCTTGAGGAAAGTCTCAAAAAGAATAACGAAAAGAAGCAATCGTTACTACACTACAAAGCTGAGTTCAATCAAAAAATCAAAACCCTCGTCAAGGACTCGAAGTTTTACGAGGAAAATGATACATGCCCCACATGTTCCCAAGATATTAGTGCAGACCTTCGATCGGAGAAACTCTCCACCGCCAAAACTAAAGCATCCGAGATACAGAAAGCTTTGGATGATGTCGCTAAGCAGTCGATTACTGTGGAAGACACTCTTGGACGGCTCAACACCACCGTTGATGAGATCAGAACAAAAACCTCATCTATATCTGGTAACAATAGAGAAATCAAACGGTTGCAAGGACAGATTCGAAATCTCTCCGATGCCATATCTAAAATACTCGGCAATGATGGGGATGTAGCTAAATCAAAAGAGGAACTAGATTCTCTAAAGTATACACGCGATTCATTGATTGAGCACAAATTTAAACTAAATGAAGATGCAAATTATAATTCAGTTATTGCTGAGATGCTAAAGGACACTGGTATTAAAACTAAAATTATTAAACAATACCTACCGGTTATTAATAAACTTACAAACCAATATCTACAAGTTCTTGACTTCTTTGTCCATTTTAATTTGGATGAATCCTTTCAGGAAACTATTAGATCACGACACAGAGATGCATTTACATATGATTCATTTAGTGAGGGTGAAAAACAAAGAATAGACCTGGCTCTATTATTTACATGGAGACAAGTAGCCAAGATGAAAAACTCAGTGGCAACTAATCTTCTTATCCTTGATGAAACATTTGACTCATCATTAGACCATGATGGTGTTGAAAATCTACTTAAGATTCTATATACACTTGATGATAATACTAATGTATTTGTCATATCACATAAAGGTGAAATCCTGGATGGTAAATTTGAATCCAAAATTGAGTTTAAAAAAGAAAGAAATTTCAGCAAAATGTGTGCATAGCACTTTACAATCATG